CTCAGGCTCATAGTAATACAAGTCGGATGTATCATACCCGACAGACTTAGCCTTCCATCTCTGACAATAATCCAACGCTTGATTCCTAAGACTACGATAGATGAGGTTCTTAGCATCTCTTTCACCCAATGATTTCCAATGCTCTACCTTATTAGGATGCTCAGCAAACCACATATACAGGGCTTGTCTAATGTCCTGAAGCTCACACATAGGGAACTTCTTATGGTACTCAGAGGATACGTTGGATACAATGTAGTCCCACTCTTCTATGCTATCCCAGTTCATTCTTTATCGTTCTTCCACTTTCTAGTACCGGTTAACAAGTCTTCTACCGTAATCAGATAACCCTTGGATTTATTAGGTGGAATCTCGCAGGAGATTTCTCTGCCTAATTGCTCAACAGTTTTCTTTAATATGTGTGTCGGTACTATGAAGGTTGACTGTTCTAATACGAACGCCCAATACGCAGCCTCAGTTACCGACAATCCTGATGGCTCCCATGAGCCTGACTTCATGTACCAACACTCAGTTTCAATATAGATGTTGTTGGTAATCCACCACTTCCTGTCGCGCTTGACTTCTACTGTGCGCCCACCAGTTAACAACTCTTCAACAAGCTGCTCACCCTTTCGGCCATAGCCGAAGTCAATATCAAACGAGGAGTTCTTGGCCATTACTTATCCCACTTATCTCTCATTACTAGCAGTGCAATGATTGCGTAGTTAGCTAAATCCTTGAAGGAATCTTCCATTGATTCGTACTCTGGCTGGTCACTGCCGGTATCAATCAGGTTGTTTATACGAGCAACCTTGTCATGTATCCTAACTCTAAGCCCATTGATAGGACCGCCCGGTGCATCAGCAATATTGCGTGGGCCGTAGTCCTTGTGCTTCTTTAACAGGACAGACATGAGTTCATCATATACAATCCTTACGTCGTCTTCGAATTGGGTGGACTTACGCGGTAACTCTTCCCGCTCAAGAGCGGCACGCTCAGTGTAACGCTTAAGGACTCGTTCTCCTTGTGGGTCCCTGTCACCCGATAACCCATACCAACTAGGTGTTCTATAATCTGCCATATCTCTTCACTCTCTATCCTTGAATAGCTTCTTGAGTTCTCCATCGAAGTCTTCCATTACGCTTTCTACTATAATATCCTCAACAGTTTCTCCTATCGTTTCAGGACTTACTTCTGCTGTGAATAAAGTTATGTATGTGGACTGAACAATTTCAGATATATATTCTGGGTCATTCCTGCCGTCATATAGTCCACGCAGTAGCGAGCCAACCATTAACCTGAATCCTCCCGGCAGAATCAATGCCGGATTAAAATCATCATCATCTTCGAGCATATGGTCTACTGCTTCGAAGGCATCCTTAAACTTCTGTCCACACTCAGGACACTTAGGTAGTTCACCTTTGTTATGTTCAAACACTTAGTAGTCCCGCCTTCTGGAGTATTGCATTCGCCCCGTTGCTCGTATAGAATGAGTTAGCGTCTTCGCCGTCGGGGAACTGGACGATAGTACATGGCAGTTCTCTGGCAAGACTATTGGCAAATTCTTTTCCCGGCTGGTCGCCATCAGCGAAGACAAAGATTCGCTCGAAATCGGCAAGGAGTCGCGTGTAATGTTTCTTCCAACTATTAGCGCCTGGCACACCAACACAAGGAATGCCGACACAAGCAGACATAGTAAGAGTATCCAGCTCACCTTCACAAACACCAATGAAATCGCCAGCACGCTCAATATCAAGAACATTGTACATTTTAGTATCAGCGCCAGTGAGTCCCATGTACTTAGGCTCCACCGCAGGATTGAGCGACCTAAAGCGTAGGTCCACAACACCGGTCTTAGTAACGTACGGAATAGAAAGTCTGCCAGTATATATCTCATGTCCTGCCTCAGCCTCTACGACTACGCCTAATCGCGCCAGCCGTGCTACTTCTATTGGAATACCCCTGCTTTTTAGGTAAGCTTCTGCCTGATAAATGTTTTCCTGGTACTTGGCTGTTGCCTTCTCCAGTAATTCTCTCTGCGAATTCTTTTGCATCTCTTATACTAATTCCTTCTTGTTGAGAAATGATTTGTAAACTATTTCCTTGAACTCCGCATGCAAAGCAGATGAAGATATTGTCGTCAAGGTTTGCGGTACCTGACTGGTGCGTATCTCCGTGGAATGGGCATCTGAGATTAACTTGCCCGTGGTTTCGTCCAACCTGTGCACCGTAGTGGATAAGCACATTTCTAATACTTGGTAAGTCATTCATTTCTCTCTCTAATCCATTGTTCTAAATCCTGTACAACCCACGACTTCTCTATGCCATGTTGTCTTCGCTTCACTACAACGAAGGCTGAAGGTATGGTCGCTAACCCTCTAGCCTTCGCGTAGTTCTTTGCCTCAACCTGCGCTTCGTCCCAAAAGGCAGGTAAGTCTAGCTTCTTACGGTTCTTTAGTTCAAGGATGTATGTCTTACCCTTAAGGAATACATACAAGTCACCCTCATCTTTGGCACCAGCCTTAGTCAGACGCTCTGCTATTGCCTCGTTCTCACGAAGCCAACGCATTACATCAGTCTCAAACTGTGCACCTTTGCGACCATTAGGGTTAGCCATTAGTATGCGCTCTTATCTTTCTCTAGTATTCTTATTGCCCAATCAAGTCCATCATGTACGCCTTGCGTATATTCGTCCTTGGTTGGTGGTTTAGCTGCATCAATCTTCTTGATACACTTTGCCACGTGTTGCAGATATTCAGTTTGTGCCATCTCTTTGGCATGAATCTCTAGATAATCATCATCCATTGTCTTGTCCTTTAACGATAAGTTCAGCATAAGCATGAGCCCAAGCCTTTGCTTCCTCTGACGGATGAGGATAAACCTCTCGCATCTCTTTGGCTATTTGCTCACGTATCTTCTGTTCAGTATCATTGTACATGTAACCAATAATATCTGCATCCCGCCTAGTCATTATGTATTCTCCGGTATGTCGTCGACGAACATGTATTCAGGATTGAATGCAATCCAAGTCATGAGCGTGCCATTCGCATCAGCCTTGCCGTATCTGTTTTTAACAGGTGCAACACCCATGCTTGTTCCCACAACCCCAAGTGTGCAGATGAGAGCAGGTAACTGAGCAACCTTGCCCTGAATCGCAGAGCGAGGCTGGCACGGAGTTCCCTGTACAGCTTCAGAAGTATGATGAAGTACAACAACAGCAGCATTAGTAGCGCGAGCAAGATACTTCAACTCCTTCATGATAGCACGCATTGAAGCGAACTCTTCGCCACCATCGGTGGCTACATCCATCAAGTTATCTACCACAATCAGTTGTGGTGGGCATCCCCATAATTCTTCGAAGGCTTGTACCTCTTCGTCAATATCTTGTAGAGATGGTGCTGATTCAAATGACCAGACGATGTGACTACCCTTAGCAAGTACTGCACGTGTCCAACCTAAATCAGAGTTAAGTAATTGTTCAACATCTCCCTGGCTTTTACCAGAAATCATAGATGCTAAACGCATAGCCATAGTGTGTGCGTTTGTGTCAGCACTGATGTACAGTGTAGGGACTTTCATTTTTAGCGCAAGAGCTAGTGCAAGTGTTGACTTACCTACTCCTGGCGCAGCTGCGAACATCGATACTTCGCTACGTCTGATGACAATCTTGTTCGATTCAAACGCTTTGAAGCATGACGGTAGCGGTTCTCCACCGATACTCGGGCGACCAACGCTTCTGACAAGTGTACGCAATTGTTTTCCTTCTTAAAGAGTGAGCGTAGCCAACACACAACATGAGGCTGACTACGCTTCACAGGTTTCATTATTTAGTTAGCAGGCTTGCACTGGTCTGGTGTACCCTGTGGGGTAGGGCATGCCCAGAACGCATATGGTTTGCCAGTAGTCTTGCTGATACCGCTGCGATAGATACGTGCTCCGTGCTTACATGTGGGAGCTGCGGTACCTGACGCTTCCGAGACCGGGCTGGGCGGTGAGGAGACTGGTGGCGTTGTGCTTGTAGTGGAAGCTGGCTGAGATAAAGGGAGTACTGTGTACGCCTGCGCTAACTGCTTGTTAGTCGCAGCAATCTGCGTAGCATAGTCACCGATACCCTCGAGCAATACGCTAAGTTCGTCAGCAGTATTGGCACGGATATTAATCATGTCGCCAGTACCTGTCTTATACGATACTTGCAGTTTCCATTCTTCGTTCATTGCTTCTCTTTCTTCGAAGTAAACGGACAGAACTCTGTGAGTCCACACCGGTTACAGTTGTTTGTGTTAGGTAAGAATACACCAGCCTTGCGGGCTGTGTCAAATTTTTCTACGAAATAGGTAATCATCTCATCGGTATACTTGGAGATGTCAACCATCTCACCAGTACCAGATTGACGAGCCATCCAGTAGTTACCATAGTTGATATCAATACCATAGACCTGCTTGATACCAGCCTTGTAGAACCCAAGCTGTAGGCTTGAGTCAGGTGTGCGTTGTGAAGTCTTCAAGTCAACGATGACTAACTGACCATCAACTTCAAAGATGCGGTCGATAATCATCTTGACTGGTACACCAGCGAACTTAGGTACGATACCTAATTCAATCGCCGGTATCCCTTGGGGCGTCTTCCAAATCTTCCAATTAGTGTTCGCCATACGCCAGTCAATGTACGACTGAACCCACTCTGGTCCTTGGATTTGCCAGAACTCTGCGTCCTCTTTGTTAGGCCGTTCCTTCGTAGCCCTGCCACCAACGCGATACGTTGATAGGTCGGCGTCCTTGGTGTACTCATGCCATGCCTCATCCCATAGTTGTTTACTCAACATGTTGTTTGTCCCACTCTTCAGTTGCCTTGTGGAAGGCAGAGCCACCAGCTGACCAGACGGCGGGTTGTTCAGGAATCTCGAGTAGTCGCCCGAGGTAGTAGAGATACCCACAGTCAATGTAGGTAGTCAGAGCTGAGTATGATACATGCTCTGGTATTTTATAGTTATCTGATAAATATACTGACATGCCAAGAAGTGTACAGTATCAGTTGAGATTTGTCAAATCGTAATAACCACTTGATTCAGGTAAATCAGTCTGCTATAATTGTATATATATACAGTATATATATTAATAATATAAAGACCCCGAAGGGGTCTTATA